TGTTCAATTTTTTGGTTAAAGAAAAGAGGTTTAATGCCAGGTTTAACTTTTTCAAATGAGTTGATTTCTCGTGACGAAGGTGTACACTGTGATTTTGCTTGTCATCTTTATAACAACCATATTGAAAATAAAATATCACCAGAAAGAATTAAAGAAATTATTTGTGGTGCGTTAGAAATTGAAAAGGAATTTATTCTCGAAGCATTGCCGGTTCGTTTAATCGGTATGAACTCAGATTTAATGTCACAATACCTTGAGTTTGTAACAGATAGATTATTGGTTGCATTAGGTGCTCCTAAAGTTTATAATTCAGAAAATCCTTTTGATTTTATGCAAAACATTGCATTACAAGGTAAAACTAATTTTTTTGAGAAAAGAGTGGCTGAATATCAAAAAGCTGGTGTTAATAACGTAGCAACTGAAGATTTAGATTCAGCATTTGGTGACGACATTGATTTTTAAAATATTATTATAAAGATGAAAGTAAAAAAAAGAGACGGTTCCTTAGAGGAAATGAGGTATGATAAAATCACGAGAAGAATTAGTGTTTTCTGTAGTGATTTAAATTTAGAATATATTGACCCAACATATGTTACATTAAAAGTAACACAAGGAATTTATGACGGAATATCAACAACTGAGTTAGATGTGTTAGCGGCGGAGACAGCTGCTGCCATGGTTACAACACATCCAGATTATGCTAAGTTAGCTGGTAGATTGGCAGTTTCTAATTTACATAAAACAACACATAAAAAATTCTCACAATGTGTTAAAGAACTATATTCTTTTGTTGAACCAAAAACAGGTAAAGAATCTTCATTAATAAGTGATGACGTTTACAAGTTTGTGATTGATAATAGAGAAACTTTAGATGGTGCAATTCATCAAGAAAGAGATTTTGATTTTGATTATTTTGGTTATAAGACATTAGAACGTTCTTATCTTTTAAAGATTGGAGATAGAGTTGTTGAAAGACCACAATATCTTTATATGAGAGTTGCGGTTGGTATATGTAAGGGTGATTTAGATACTGCGTTAAGAATTTATGATGACTTATCACAACATTTTTATACTCACGCAACACCAACATTATTTAATGCTGGTACACGTAGAGCACAAATGTCATCTTGTTTCTTAATTGGAAACAAAGGTGATGATATTGATGGTTTGTTTGACACAATTAAAGACGTTGCAAAGATTTCTAAGTGGGCTGGTGGTATCGGTTTACATGTTCATGATGTTCGTGCTAAAGGTGCATATATTAAAGGAACAGGTGGACAATCTGATGGATTGTTACCAATGATGAAAACATATAACGAAGTTGCTCGTTGGATTAACCAAGGAGGAAAACGTAAAGGTTCGTTTGCTGTTTATTTAGAACCATGGCATTCTGATGTATTTGAATTTATTGATTTAAGAAAAAATCACGGTAAAGAGGAAATGAGAGCAAGAGATTTGTTCTTAGCAATGTGGACTCCTGATTTGTTTATGCAACGTGTCGAACAAGATGGTGATTGGACATTGTTCTCACCTGATGAGGCACCTGGATTATCTGATGCATATGATAGTCCTGAAGATAAGTCGTTTACTCGTTTATATGAATCATACGAACAACAAGGTTTAGGTAGAAAAGTCATTAAAGCAAGAAAATTAATGGATGCTATCTTAACTGCACAAATTGAAACAGGTACACCCTATATGTTATATAAGGACCCTGCCAATTATAAATCAAACCAAAAGAATTTAGGTACTATCAAGTCATCAAACTTATGTACTGAAATTATTGAATATAGTTCACCAACTGAACAAGCGGTTTGTAATTTAGCATCAATTGCTTTACCTAAGTATATTTTAAACGGTGAATTTAATCACGATTTATTATATGAATACACATATCAAGTTGTAAAAAACTTAAACAATGTGATTGATTTAAATTATTACCCAACAGAAGAAACAAAACGTTCAAATCTTAAACACAGACCAGTTGGTTTAGGAGTTCAAGGTTTAGCCGATGTGTTTTGTATGTTAAATTTACCATTTGAATCTGAAGATGCTGATAAATTACAAACAGATATTTTTGAAACAATATATTTTGCAGCGATGACATCTTCAAATGACTTATCGAAAGAGTTTGGACCATATGAATCAATTGCAGGTTCACCAATCGAAAAAGGAATTTTCCAATTTGAGATGTGGGGTAAAACTGACAAAGATTTATCTGGTCGTTGGGATTGGAAAAAATTAAGGAAGAATGTTGTTAACTACGGTGTTAGAAATTCATTATTGGTTGCACCGATGCCAACAGCATCTACAGCACAGATTTTAGGTAATAATGAAGCGTTTGAACCATTCACAACAAATTTATATTCACGTAGAACATTAAGTGGTGAGTTTGTCATGATTAACAAACATTTGGTTGCCGATTTATTGAAGTTAGGGTTATGGAATGATACGATTAAGAACAAGTTAATCATGGAAAATGGTTCGGTTCAGAATATTCCTGAGATTCCAACTGAAATGAAAGAAGTATATAAGACCGTTTGGGAAATGTCTCAAAAGAGAGTTTTACAAATGGCAGCAAACAGAAGTGTATTTATTGACCAATCACAATCATTAAATTTATTTGTGGATAATGCAACTAAACCTAAATTATTAGCAGCACACTTATTTGGATGGAAATTAGGTTTAAAAACTGGTATGTATTATTTAAGAACAAGAGCGGCAGTTGATGCGTTGAAAGGTTTAGGGGTTGATATGTCAGCATCAAAACCAGTCGAACAAACATCATCTGTGAATAATGTTGAAGTTCCAACAAATAATACATTGATTAGTGAACAAACACCTGAAGTTGTAATGACATCAGAAAGACCCACCGATTCACCATTTGAGTGTGAGGGATGTGGTTCGTAATAAAATTAGGTATATTTTACTATAAATTTAACCCAGCTTCGGCTGGGTTTTTTATTTATTACCATTTTATAATAGTTTATATTTATTGGTATGGCGGTAAAATATGGAATTGATTTTCCTTTTAGAGACAGTTTAGAAGGTAGTTATTTAAAAATGACCTCAGCACCCGATAGGGAAGTTAGAGCTAATTTAATACATCTATTATTAACAAAAAGAGGTAGTCGTTATTTCTTACCTGATTTTGGTACAAGATTATATCAATTTATATTCGACCAAAACGACATGGTAACTTGGAACTTAATTGAAGAAGAAATTAGGGAATCGGTAAAAAGATACATACCTAATTTAGACATAACAAATCTTGAAGTAATTTCTGCGGAAGATGATCCTGATAATGTAAGAACATTTTCTTCTGATGAGGACGAAAGACTTTTTAGAGTATCAGATAGTAAAAATAAACCGTACACCGCTAAAGTAAAGATTGAATATACAGTTAATAATGGAGCGTTTTCGTCTTCAGATTTTATAATATTAAACATTTAAAATGGGAAAAAAGATATCATACGCAACCAGAGATTTTGCGGGACTTAGACAAGAATTAGTAAATCTAACAAAAGAATATTATCCTGATTTGGTTAAAAATACCAATGACGCATCAATATTCTCTGTATTGTTAGATTTAAACGCGGCAGTTGCAGATAACTTACACTTTCATATTGATAGGGTTTGGCAAGAAACAATGTTAGACTTTGCTCAACAAAGACAATCGTTATTTCATATTGCAAAAACTTATGGTATTAAAATACCCGGTAATAGACCATCCGTTTCTTTATGTGATTTTTCTATTAACGTACCAGTAAGGGGAGATAAAGAGGATGATAGATATTTGGGTGTTGTTAAAGCAGGTGCTCAGGTTTCAGGAGGAGGACAAATATTTGAAACGTTAGAAGATATTGATTTTTCTGACCCATTCAATAGTAGAGGAGAACCAAATAGACTTAAAATACCTAATTTTGATAATAATAATAGATTAATTTCATACACTATAACAAAAAGAGAACCTGTTGTTAACGGAGTTACAAGAATTTATAGAAGAGTAATTTCAGAATTAGATCAAAAACCATTTCTTAAACTTTACTTACCTGAACAAGATGTGTTAGGTGTAACGTCTATTATTCATAAAGATGGAACCTCATTTGGAGCAAATCCATCATCTTCTGAATTTACAAACATTTCAAATAAATGGTATGAAGTAAAAACATTAATTCAAGATAAAGTTTTTATACCAGACCCAACCGCAGCTTCAGATTCAGATAATTTTAAGGCGGGAAAATATCTCGATGTAAACAACAAATTTGTAACCGAATATACTCCCGAGGGTTATTTTTCAATAACATTTGGTTCAGGAACTGTTAACCCATTAGATAATTTAGATAACTATATGAATGGTTCTTTAAAGGTTAATCTATCAACATATCTAAATAATATGTCATTGGGTGCGGTACCAAAGGCCAACACCACAATATTCATCAAATATCGTATTGGAGGTGGTAAAGACTCGAATTTAGGGGTTAATATTATAACAAGTGTAGATGACGTTGAATTTGAGGTTAATGGTCCAAATGAGAACTTTAATTCACAAGTCCAACAATCATTGAGAGTTACTAACGTAACTCCCGCAATCGGTGGAGCTGACCAACCTACAATAGAAGAGTTAAGAAATATGGTATCTTATAATTTTTCCGCACAAGATAGAGCGGTAACTTTAAATGATTACAAATCATTGATTGAGACAATGCCATCTACTTATGGTGCACCTGCTAAAGTAAATGTAATGGAAGAAGATAATAAGGTTAAGATTAAACTTTTATCATATGATGAAAATGGTAATTTAACTGATATTGTTTCTAATACATTGAAAAACAACATATTAAGTTATCTTTCTGAATATAGAATGATAAATGATTACATTGATATTACAAGTGGTCAGGTAATTGATTTAGGGTTAGA